CTACTATTGATCTGATTTCATTAAATGTTTTCCCTTTTAAATGCCCTAAGCTGGCAAATTTATTTTGAAGCTTTTGACCTTGTGATGTACTAAAAGCCTTAATTAGTGCACTTAAAATCAGTGTCGTTATGGGAATTAGAAATATAAGCCAAATATATTTCATTTTTGTGAATTTTTAATTTGAGTTTCTAAACTACCAATAAGTCTATTAAGCCGTTCTATTTCCTTATCTTTATCTAAAACCATACTATAAGGAGCTATTAGATGATCATTCATCATCTTTATTATTTGCTTTGTAAAGGCATCTGCTCCAGTCTCCATTAATTCTTGTGGAGATATTCCTTGCAATATGGTATCTTCTTTTTCGGTAATATAACCGCTAATATCACCATACTTTGCAGTCAGAATATCAACCTTATCTGGTGGAAATTGCTTTTGTCCAGATTCAATTTGTGATATAAAGTTTTGTTTGCACCCAAAAAGATTTGCTAAATCCATTTGAGTAAGCTTGTTATCACGTCTAAAACGCTTTAAATCCACTATTTTCATATTATTTTTTATTAATTCGCAAAATAATCACCAAAATATTTGGTGATATAGCCTATATAAGCTATATTTGCATCGTAATCAATTACGTTACGCCACAAATTTACGAAAAAATGTGTTTGGCGAACGCTTAAAATCAATAAAAATCAATGATAATGAGCAAAATGACAGAAAATGACTACAAAACTTTTAGGCAGATTTATGACAACCTGCCAGAAAGAAGTGCTGTTAAGGCTCCGAAAACAAGATTTGTTGAGCGTATAGCCGCTTTAACAAAGAAATCTACAAAAACAGTACGCTGCTGGCTTTCTGGTACACAAAGGCCAGATGCACTGGCAATGTCTGTTGTAGAGAAAGAGCTTAATGTTCCCAGTGAGTATTTATTCCCTAAACAATTTGAGGATGAAAGCAATTGAATTTTACACAACACCTGATGGTGAAGTTATTCTCAAAGCAGTAAATGAACCAGAAAAACAATTATGTGAGAATGATTCTGATTTTATACAAGCTTTCTTGGGAATAATAAAAGAATTCTATCCAAAAGCATAATACTCATTGACTGATCGCAAATCCTATAGGGATTTTATGGCTGTAAGGAGATTCATCAAATGTAACCTTGGCGTCTATGATAATATGATAGATCTTGATGAACACTGGAATTTCAAATTTGAGTTTGTTAGTTGTCCATTGCGTGGAGAATGTAAATATGATAAGATTATTTGCTCACCACAATTTGATTCTAAATTATCAGATAGACAACTGGAAGTTATGGAGTTAATCTATAAAGGAATGACTGATAGTGAGATAGCTGATAAGTTGTTTATATCTCTCAATACCGTTAATAATCATCGTAAGAATAGTTTTAGAAAGCTTGGAATACACTCAGTAACTGAATTCATGCGATTGGCTAACAGAACAAATATGTTTAATCAATAAATGTAACGACTATGGCAAACGGAACTTTAACGAATTTAATCATTTGTATAGTGTTCGCATCTCTCGGCTTCATGTGCTTGATCGGTGCTATTTTCTATGGTGCATGGTGGCATTTTTTTACTGGAGGTGGAAGTCTCATACTTGCATGGGCAAATTTCACTGATGAGGCCTATGGTGTCGAAAGTGTAAAGCACTATCTCCAGAAAAAAATAAAAAGATGATACAATTAGATCTATATCAATTAAAGAATATCTGCAAGGATATGGCAGAGCTTGGTGCTGCCAATTATGCTAAAATGATAATGCCTGGAAAGGATCATATCTCACAGCGTGGTGCATATCGTGAATATGGTGAAGCACGTGTAAAGAGATGGGTAAGAAATGGAATGATACGACCAGTTCGATCTGGTAGTGCGGTAACGTCTAAGATCATCTACTCAATGGCAGAATTAATGGCAGTCGATAAAGCAGAAAAAATAAATGAATTAATCAACAAATAAATTATGGACAAAAAAATTTATCTAAAACGCTTGCAAATTACAAACTTCAAAGGTATGCGAGCATTGACCGTGAATTTCAATCAAAATGAGACGATAATCTGCGGTGAAAATGGAACTGGGAAAACGACGATAATGGATGCTTTCCTATGGTGCTTATTTGGCAAAGATAGTACAGGTAGATCTGATAGTAACTTTTCTATTAAGACTTGGGACGCTAACAAAAACCCTATTTTGCATTTGGATCATGAAGTAACTGCTACGTTATTAGTCAATAACGATGAGGTAACTCTGAAACGTTGCTATCGTGAAAAATGGGGTATCGGTAATAATGAAGGTAAGCTTCTAAATCATTTTACTGATTACTACAAAAATGATGTAAAGCTTGATACAAAAAAAGCTTATGATGCTGAGGTATCATCTATTATTCCAGAGGATATTTTCAAAATAATCACATCTCCTACTTACTTTCCAAATTTACCTGGTGAAACACAAAAGGCAATGCTGTTAGATATGGCTGGTACCATATCTGATAATGAAATAGCAGCACTAAAACCAGAATATTTGGAGCTGTTGAGCCAGTTGAAGGGAACCCCATTATTACAATTTAAAAAAGAAATATCTGCTAAGAAGCGTGCTATAAACGATGAACTTTCAGGAATACCAGGAAGAATTGATGAGGTTAGTAGATCAATCCCAGAGGCTGAGGACTGGAAAGATCTGGAAAAGGAACTAAAATTAAAACAAAATAAGGTTGCTGCTATTGATAAGCAATTATCAGATAAGAGTAAACTTATGGAAGCTGAATATCAACGGAAAGCTGAAATTCAAAAGCAAATAGGGGAAAAGAAGTTGAAACGATCGGAAATAGAAAATAATATCAGATCATCAGCTACAGACGCAAATAATAAAGGACGTTCGGCAATTAGAGACTTGGATTATAAAATTCAAAGCCTTGAACGTGAAAATAATCGTAACAATTCTGATATACAAAGTCTGGATGAAAATATAGGATCAATAACACGAACTCTGGATACATTAAGAGCTGAATATAAGCATATAAATGCTTCTCAGTTAGTTTATCCAGATGGAGCATTTGTTTGTCCGACTTGCAAGCGTCCTTTAGAACCAGATGATATTGAAGCAAAACAATCCGAAATGCAAGATAACTTCAACTTGCAAAAAGCAAATAAGCTGAAAGAAAATCAGGCTACAGGTAAACGAACCAAGAACAAATTGATCGAATTGCAAAATGAAAAGGATTCACTGCTTATAAAGATAAAAGACAATGAAAAAGAGATACTATCATTACAAGGGCAAAAGAAGTACCAGGAAGAAAATTTGCCAGCAGCTCAGAATGCTAATGAAATGATTGAAAAGGATTCTGCCTGGATCGCTTTAGGTAATGAAATCTCAGAATTAGAAAATAAACTAACCTTTAATACTTCATCCGATGATGATACAGATCTAAGGTCTGATAAAGAACAACTCACAAACAATATTGATGAACTAAAATTACGTCTTACAAAGCGTTCTCAAATAGAGCGTGCAAACAAACGCATTTCTGAACTTGAAGAACAACGTTCAAATAGCAATCAAGCACTTGCCGACCTTGAAAAGCAGGAATATACCATAACTGAATTTCAGAAAGCTAAAGATGCAGAATTAATGAGGCGTATAAATGGTATGTTCAAATTGGTATCATTTACATTTACCAGCGACCAGCTAAATGGGAATGAAAAGATCAATTGCATCATGTGGGTTAATAACGCCCCTTATGCTGATGCTAATTCTGCTGGTAGAATAAATGCTGGATTAGATATTATAAACGCTATATGCAACACAAAAGGTATAACCGCTCCAATCTTCATTGATAACAGAGAAAGAGTTAATAAACTCATCCCTACTCTTTCACAGATCATAAATCTTAAGGTATCAAATGATCCAAAACTTATGATTAAAGACAATAACGAATTCAAAGAAATCTAAAATTTATCATTATGACACAAAATCAAGTAACGGCTCCTAAGAAAGCTCCAGCACCAGTTAAGAAAATTGATGTTTTAAAAAACATGCTCAAAGCCCCATCGGTTGTTGAGCAATTCCAAAATGCTGTATCAAAGAATGCTTCTACATTCATTGCAAGCATTATTGATCTATATAATACAGATTCTAATCTCCAGAAATGCGAACCTAAAGCTGTAATTATGGAAGCATTAAAAGCAGCTGTATTAAAATTACCTATCAATAAGGCTTTGGGATATGCGTATGTAATCCCTTTTAATAATTCAAAGAAGGATGATAAGGGGAATTGGTATAAAGTCATGGAACCGACTTTCCAACTCGGCTACAAGGGTTATATCCAACTTGCAATGCGTACTGGACAATATCGCACTATCAATGCTGATGTTGTCTATGAAGGTGAACTAAGAAAGGTAAACAAACTTACGGGTGAAATAAGCTTCGATGGAGAAAAGAAATCGGATAATATTATAGGGTATTTCTGCTACTTTGAACTTATCAATGGATTTTCTAAGACTTTGTATATGACTACTGAGCAAATGGCTGAGCATGCAAAGTTATTTTCTAAGGGAATAAAGAAGGAAACCACTGTAGAAAATCTACTCAATCTTGCCAAATTACCTATGGATGTTAATAGCAAGGCTGTAGGATGGACTGGTAATTTCCATGCGATGG